GCCGGGGTTAGCAGTAATGCTAGACAAGCCGTTAATAACCGATGGCGTGGTTGTCTTGATTGTAAGTGTACCAGTTCCGCCGTTTCTAAAGCCAATCCACCAACCGGGAGATAAAGTGGTAAGGCTTGGCAGTGTGAAGGTGCCAACGCCGCCAACCCATACGTATGTATTAGCTCGGCTACTATTTGTAATTGAAGGTGATACTGATGTTTCAACAACGTTACTAGTAACAGCTAACTGACCCAATACTGTAGTCAATCCTGCGCCAGCCAACGAAGACGCATCAGCAGATGAAGTGCCAGTACCTAAAGTAATAACGCCCCAACTACCGTTAACATTAGCGGTATTATTGGTTAGGTAAAAATAAACTGTTACGCCAGAATTAACCGTAACACCATTTAAACCATTAATATCTGTAACGGTAAATGCCACAGAACCTTTATTACGGAAAAATATATCGCTGCCAAGTGATCCTTGTGTTGCGTCTGGTAAAGCAATTGACAATCCAGTGGTAGATGGCGTGCAGTCCATAATCCGTGATGCAGGGACCTGCGTACCGCTGACTACTTGAGGCCAATAAAGCTGTGTATTAGAGCTAAACGCTAAGGCGTAATAAGATACATCCGTTGGTTCAATAACGGTACCAGTAAACGGGGATACAAATGATTGTGACATATATTAGGGTTCCTGAACCGTTACGTTTCTGTCGATGCGGCGTTGGTTGTCTTCTTGCTTGAGTGCTGCCAACGAATCGTCGTAATATTGTTTCCAAATTGGTAGCTTGTCCATGGCTTTTAAATAGCCTTGAGCTTGCAATAAAGAGCCAAACAACATCGCCTGTGGGCATTCGCGCGTGAACAGATTTTGTTGATTTTGTGAATCTAATGGCTGGATTTCGCTGTAATACAAAATTTCAATAGGGTATGTAGCATCGGGTTTTGGTGCAAACGCCCAGTTGTTATAGTCATAATCGGCGTAGTAAAGCGGTGTGCCAGAAGATGATTCAGCTTGATATTGCGCCACATAATCTTGGCTGCGTAATAAAATAGGTTGGCCATTGCACTTCATTGAAACCGTTTTACGCCAGCGTGCTGGTTTGTTTAGTACCACTTGATTAGCAGATAATGTTGTTTCTACTACCGTTAACTGCAAATAGGTTTTTAACTGCGCCGCAATAGCAGACTCAGCCAAACCAATTAAGTTTGGAATCTGTGCTACAAATTGAGCGTCATCACGCTCCATGTAGTTAATAATGTCAGCTACGAGGTTGTCGTAGGTCATTTGATATGCGCTGGTCATCGTGTATAGTAGCTGTAGTTAGGTTGGAAGTAGATTGGTGACTTATCACGATCTTCTTCTTCGGCTTGCGTACGCATGTCAAGTGCTCGTTTTTCCAAGTAAGCAACGCGCCCCATATCAGTACCGGGCAACTGCATCGCCAACTCATGGGTGAGCGCAGCTTGAATGTATGGAATCCAACGGTTGGGCAGGTATAACTGATTAGTCAACGAGCCAACGTCCATCATCTGCTTTTCAATAATGAGCTGGAATACTTGGAAGTCGTTGGATGGTACAGGCCAGATATACATCTCTGGATCAATCTGACGGTTAAACCAGTATTGCAAAGAACGTACAGATGGAAACTGTTTGTTTGGTAAGTTCCAGTAGTCATCACGGTTTAAGCGTGCTAATGGAATAACTTGTTGTGATTGTGCAAAAACAATTTGACGACATGAAAATGGCGTCGATGTGGTAGAACGAATACGATGGTAGTAATACGGAATGGTCAGATTAATTGGAATGTAAGACCATGTACGGTCTTGCAAGGTTAGTGGCGTATCAAACGCAGCTTGCTGTTCCCATGTAATACCATCGTTACTTGTTTCGTATACCAAACCAGTGTATGTTACGCTACCGTAGTTTGGTGCGTAGGCGTTGATACCAACGTAGTACACACTAGTTTGATTTTGATACTGAGCACCAAACCAGTTTTCACTAACCGTAGTTGTACCAAAACCATTTAAGTTTTGATCAAACACGTTTGGTGAAGTTGAATTGTCAACAGGCAGTGCTGTCTCAATTTGTGGTGTCTGGATGTAAATCCAGTTTGCCTCGCGCACGTCAATCGTGCCCATTGGCATAGTAAGGATCTGCTGATTACTTTGCGCACCAAGGATGATATTCTCTAACAACCATAGGTTAACGCCGCGGTTAGACGAGTTCTGCAAAATGTAGAACAGCGCCTGCTTAGCGGCTTGTACGTACTCGGGTGTGATTTCTTCAGCTTGCTTTCCTGCGCCACGAAAGGCGTAGGAAATCATCTGATCAACGTCGACCGTAGTCTGGTTGTATGTATTAGAATAGGCCACGGCTTACTTCTTCCGTTTTGCCATACCACCGCGTTTTAACTTAGACAAATCAGTATGTTTTTTCTCATGCAATTGATCATCGTGCATTTTAAATGCTTTTTTGATCATGGCTTTGTCTTGATTAAAATCGGCTTCTGGAACTGTTCCGCCTTCTTTGTAGTGGCCACCAGCGCACATCATCTTGCAGTTTTGTTCAAAGTCTTTCATTAGCGTCCTCTTCCAGCTGCTTTCTTCATTACCTTCTGTGGCAGGTTAGCTTTAGCTTTACCAGCTTTAACAAACTCTTTGCCTACCTTCTTAGGAATGCCGATGTTGCTTTTGCCTGCGGCAGCAGCGTACATGGCTTTTTGCTGTTGTTTAGATTCGATTGGCATGTTAATCCTGATTTGGGTTAACACCAGATGGCATAGCGCCATAATTAGTTTGTCCCATAGGATTGCTCATTTGGTTAGCAATTCCTGACAAACCTGTGCCATTACCACCAGCTAGTTGCTGTTGACGCAAAAGTTGTACCTGCATTGCAGGTGGCAACTTACGCATTTCTTGCAACAATGCAAGACGATGCGCATCTTCATAAGAATTTGGGCCAGTCAACAAAGGTTGTGTTGGCATGCCGGCAGCCATGGGTGCTGTTTGACTACCGGCAGCCATCTTTTTTACTTCACCGCCTTTTCTGTACTTGTTTGGGCCGCCTTTAGCGCCAGACTTTGCATCAGCCATCTTAGCGTTGTCGCTTACTTTCTTAGCTTTTGATGAGCCAGCGGGTTTGCTTTTTTCTTTAGCAACGTCGCTACCCTTCATCGCTGGCTTAACAGCTGCCTTAGATGGAGCTGCAGCTTTAGCTGGCTTGATATCTTTGGCTTTTTCGATGCTGTCGTAGTCGCCAGATTTTTTCTTAGCGCCGTATACACCTACTGCGCCGCCGTCTTTATATTTGCGAACAGTGCCCATGGCTTTCTTAGTACGACCACCTTTTTTCATGGTGGTAGTAGTCTCATCATTGACGTCAGGCGTTGTGCCTTTTAGGCCAGCAACCATCTGGCGCTTAGGACCTTCGTCTTTTTCTTTAACAGCAGGCACAGCCTTGCCGCCTTTTTTCATAATGTTCTTAACTGCTACAGCGCCCCCTTCGCGAAAGCACTGCATCTTAGGTAATGTCTTAAAGCCGTCCATGGGTTTTCCTCGAGGTTATTGGATTGTAGGGTGATCAGCCCTTATATCTACTAATGCACAAAAACAGGGGTTTACGCCCCTAAAAACAATGCCCGTTCGCGTTTGCGGCGGTTGATAAGTACTTCTGGTTTATTCCAGTTCAGAATCGCATCAGCGGCGCCCTGCATGTCATTTTGGTTGATTTTCTTAACTACAGTAGAGTTAGAAAAATTAGTGCCCCCAATATTGAAGCAGAGGCTGTATAGGGCGTCGAATTGGTGTTGCTGAAGGGGTACCTTCACCGAAGTCTCTACGGCCTCGCTACACCACTTTAAATCCTTTCTAAGCAGGTCTTCTACCTGATCGTTAGTCAGGTTAGCTGTCAGAAGGTATTGTTCGTCTTCTTTGATAAGGTGGCCAACGCCGATGGTCCAAAGACCCTTAGAGTCTTGGTACGCCTTGTTGCGTGAACCTTCTTCTTTGGTAATAAAGTCTAGTGTGGATTTTGCGATTGCCATGAGGTTTTCTTCAATCTGGGTATATCGGTTTGTGAAGTGAAAGGCTGCAATTATGCCTAAACACCACATTAGTACTACTAAAGTTTTTTTCATTTTGGCTCCTTTCTTTACGCTAGTATAGCGTAAATTGGGGGGTCACTTATTTACTTAGTGAGTCGTATTGGGCGTAGCAGGCTTGGAGGCTGGAGCGGAGGAGGTCTGCTCTGGCAGCTTCCCTAACAAGAAATTCTGCATCCTCGGCAGAAAGGGCTCGCCCAGTTCCGTCTTGTCCATTTGCGGCGTCTTGGGCGCGACTGGGACGTTTACGCAACTCGCTAACAGCATCGAGCAGCTGAGTATTAATAGCTTGAATTTGTGCATCTTTTTCAGTCCTTATTTGGTCTGCTTCTGCTTGGTATCTTTGTTCGGTTTCTTGGACAAGTCGGGTTTGTTCCAACCGATATGCTTCAAAGCGGCTAGACTCAAAATGATACCCGCTATACCAAGCGGCAGAAAGAATAACAGCAGCAGCAATAATTTTGGCATAAGTTAAAATAGATAAAGGAAACATTATTCACTCTTTTGAGTTGCAGCCTTTGCACCAATCATCACGCCAGATCCACCTAATGTGGTAGCTAGGCCCATACCTAATTTTTCCAAGTCAATCTCGGTGCCATGAAACGCGGCAAACAAAGCAATACCTAAAAAACCAATAACGCAAATTACTGCACAAAAACGTGCAGCGCAGTATGTTTGGTTGTCGTCTTCTGTAAGGATGTCTTTAAACAGTTTCATTTTTGGTTACCTGCTAGTAGCGCAACTACCACAGCGATAAGTTGCATGGTCCATTGCCGCGTGTCCCCTGTGGACAAACATGGTATCCAGTCTAATATACAGATTGATCCGATAGTTGCTGATACGCCCACAACATAAACTAATAACCAGATCAAAACTTGTCTGTAGTTATTGTTCATTTAATTTGGCTTGGTGGCAAAGTAATGGCTTATAAAGCCAATAAACGAGCTCAATGCAGAGACGACCATCATGCCTGCCCACATACCGCCTTTGGATTTGTTTGCTAGTTCGCAGAGTTGCTCTACTGATTTTTCTAATTTATCGATCTTTTTCTCAAGCGAATCAACCGTTGCAACAAGTTGACCATACTTAAATATGTCGATTTGGTTATCGTGATCCATTTAATTATCCAATAAGGGCAGTTACTTCAGCTTGTGTTAGTCCTAATGCTGTTAGTTTTGCTAATGCAGAAGCCTTTGCAGATATGGCATCTTGTTCGGCTTGTGCTTCGGCAGCTTGTAGTTCTACTAGTTTAGCTTGTGCTTGTGCCATGTCATATTGGACCACTTGCTCATCTTTGTCATAAGCAACATCGCCACGAATGGTAACGATAGCTGGATTTAAAACATAAATAGCATCATGTAAAGTTGTCATGTTAGCTTCCTGAGATTTCTATTGCCAAAATAGTAGTTAATGCTGTTGCTGCATTCCAAATTACTGTGCCGCCGTTGTTGCTTTTTAAATACAATGTATATGTTGTTGCAGAAGTTGTTGATGGTGAGTCTACAAAACCACAATTAAAACTTCCTTGTATTTGAGAATTTCCACCATAAAGAGTACCAAAACCCAAAGAATTTCCAGTTAATTCGGTTGTATTGTTCCTATAAAAAGTAGGTGCAATTTGCCTTCCAGACGCTTGAGTATCAAAACCGCCTCCAATAACCATAATTAAAATTTTGCTTGTGGTTGATTGTGGTGTAATAGTAATAGCCAAATTTGTTGCAACAAAAGATGAACTGCTAGTAGATGTAGATGTGCTATTTGTAGCACTAACTATTTGTATAGCTGTCTGACCACTACCATATAAAGATACTGACATAATTATTCCTTAAACAGGATTAGCGATTGCAACGAGTTGTGCAGTAGTTGTAGCAGAAGCAATGCTTTCACGGCTAATAGCTAATTCAGAAGCAAAGTCAGCATCAGCTACTTCGTTAGCAATACCAGCTAATGTGTTTAATTGACGCTTTTGGGCTACTTGAACCGCAGCAGCATTGAAGTCACGCAGTTTGTGGGCTTGGGCTGTTGGGAAATCTACAGTAACAGTAGAGCCGTTTAGCTTCCATGCGTCAAAGAACTGAGCATCTGCACCTTGAGGTAGTGTGGAATCATCAACAATGATTGCACCAGCAGGGCAGTCTTTTGTGAGAACTGTTTGAATTGGTAATTCGCCTGTAGGGACACAGACCGAAACACCGCCATTTGAATTTGTATAAATGATTACTTGTGACATTATTTTTCCTTTTATTTTGTAATACAAACTGAATTGTAAGCAGAAAGAGTTTTTCCACCATTTACATATTCAATAAAAACTCTTAAACTGCTGGCTGTGATATTTCTTCCGTCTGGAGTCATAACATTCATAGAAGTTCCATCATTGTATGCGGCACTTCCGCTTATACAATAATAAGCATTTGAAAAAGCATTTGTAAAATTAATAGTGTAATCACCAGTTCCATTGACTGTAACTGAACTTACATTGTAAGAAGCAAATATTTGCCCTGCTGTAGTAGTTTGTCCACCACCAAAATATACCCAAGCCTTTGCACTACCATAAATGGCATTATCCATTGCTGTGCTATTACCAGCACCATCTTGCAAGGTGTCAGCGCAGATTATCCCCGCCATGATTTTATTCCTTTAAATAGGTAGATTGTTCCTGCCATGATTTATCCTTTATGCGCTGAAAATTATTACTGATGAAACAGCACCGTTTACTGGAGTATAAGAAGCCTGCGTAGTAGAACCCCAATGATTCATGTTTACATTTGAGGTATTTTGTGAGGTTAAATCAACGCAAACACCAGTTTGAGAAACTTGTACCGAACCAGCATAATTTGCATTTGGCATGGCTGTTGTAAAGTTTACTAAATATTGACCAGTTGCAGTATAAGTAACGCTAGTTACATTAAAAGTTTGCCCATATGTAAATGTACCACTACCAGTATGCAAAATAGTGCAGTATGCCTTAGCAATTCCACTATAAGCATTATTAGTGCTAAATAGGCCTGTATCGGTGTTAATTGTGTTTGCGACTAGTGTGCCAGCCATAATTTTTCCTTATTAAACAACGACCCAGCGGGAGCCGGTCGATACTGTTACCACATAGCCAGTTCCGATAGTAATCGGGCCAGCAGACATGGCGTTGGTGCTTGTTGGGATGGTGTAG